AATGCAAATGAATATACATTTATACCTAATTTATAATGATCTGGGGTATTTTCATGATGTTGATATGGTTGTACGATTGAGAAATATGCGCCATCTCTTTCAGCAAAGCGATCATTTCCATTAAGTTGTAATTTTGCTCTTCTAACAGGATTGCTTGGTAAACTAACGAGTACATCATTTGTACTACCATCACCTTGTGTATCACTAACGCCATCTGATGTAAGATGATTATATTGATTAAATGCATCGCTTGAGAAATTATTCCAATATGGTTTACTTTCTATATTAGTAATTTCACCAATGCCGAGAGTTGGGGAAGCGGCACCAGTTTGAGAGTCTGGTTTAATAGTCCATATTAATTCTTTAACGGGATGATTGAAATTCATTCTTACACTCTTAAGTGCATCACCTAATGATTGAGTAATTTTGTCAGCACCAGTAAATTGTAACTGTTCTATTAAATATTCATGAGATAATTGTGCAAATCTTCTACGTTCATCGGTATCTAAAAAGATATAATCTACCCATAATTGAGAAGTTTCCATTGATAATGCTCCACCTTTATTTGTATTATTATCAGCACTTTCTTTAGTACTGCCATCATAACTGAAGTTACCTGCAGTTTGATCTACTAATTCATTAGCATTGGCATATTAAATATTAATTTTAACTTCATGATATTGTAAAGCAATTAATGGTAAAGCCAAACCAACATTGCGACAAAACCAAAATTCTAAAGGTACATATACTTCTACCTCGCTACCACCATCAAGTAAAACAGATGCATTTCTTTCATTGCCACCAACCATAACATCATAACCAGTTTTTTTACCAACAGGCATACTTAATTCATTCCAAATATATAACCATTCAGAATAATGTTTATCAATACGTTGTCCGCCAATTTCTAATTCAATATTTTTAAGTAATCTTAAACCATAATATGGTACAAGTGCTAATTTAGTTCCACCAGCAGCTGTATTTTTTAAAGTAGCTCTGAAATATATTCTATTGATTAAATCACCATTGCGTGTTATCAATACGCTAACACGTGATCCTATACTTGGATTACCGTTAAAACTTTGTTCGATTGCTTCCATCGCAAAATTAGTGTGACGGCGATAAACTACTTTAAAAAAAGTAATTTGTGGATTACCTGTTAAATATACATCTTGTGCACCATATGCTACGAGTTGAAGAAGACCACCACCCATTTGTTTTTAATTCACTTTTATACTATAATAGGAGAAAAAAAAATATAATAATTAAACTTAATTACTATAAGCAATACCGCCCATACCCGATAATATACGTAATACGTTATAATTTACAGCATATATAGAAACTGACTTACCTGATCCTCCTGCACCAGAAACATAATCTAATGATAATGTTGCTGAATCAATACGGGACATATTAAGAGTTCCGGATGGTTGATGTTCTTCAGGTTTTAATGCAAAAGAATAAACATTAATACCAACATTATTTGGTACATTTTCGTGATGTTGGAATGGTTGTACTAAATTAAAATATTTACCATCACGTGAAGCAAAGCGATCATTACCGTTTAATGTTAATTTACCTTCTTTAACAGTATTGGTTAAACCTGAATTGGGACCTATTAATGTATTAACGGCATCATAATTACCTGCGCCATCTTGTGTAACAATAGTTGCATCACTAGTAAAGTTAAACCAATTATCATTATTTGGATTATCGAGTTGTACAGTCCATACCAATTCCTTAACAGGATGGTTGAAATTTAATTTAATTTTATTACCAGCAACTTCTTTGCCGGTAAATTGTAATTGTTCGATTAAATATTCATGAGAAGATTGAGCGAATTTTCTACGTTCATCAGTATCTAAATAAACATAATCAACCCATAATGATGCATTAAATGTTGCATTGGCAGTTGCAGCACCACCATTTTTAAGACATTCTGACTCAGGAGCAAATTGAATATTAATTTTAACTTCATGATATTGTAAACCAATTAAAGGTAATGCTAAACCTACATTGCGACAGAACCAAAATTCAAGAGGAACATATAAATTACCATTTAAATCGCCACCAGCACCACCAACCATACTGAAATAAGCATCTTTTTTACCAACTGGTAATGATAATTCATTCCAGATGTACATCCATTCAGCATAATGTTTATCTATTTTTTGCCCCCCAATTTCAACTTCCGCATATTTTATTAAACGTAAACCATAATAGGGACAGCAATTGGATTCAGTAGTATTAACTACTAAATAAGCACGACTAATTAAATCACCATTTCTAGAAATAGTGCTTGTAACACGTTGTCCGTAACCTACAGAACCATTGAAAGTTTGTTGAATAGATTCTAAAGCAAAGTTAGTATGTCTGCGATATACTACTTTAAAAAAGGTAATTTGAGGATTTCCTGTTAAATATACATCTTGAGCACCATAAGCAACGAGTTGAAGAAGACCACCGCCC